TCGCGTTTACTATTTTTCCGATATTTTCAGTACCTATAGAACTAGTAGAAGCAACATCAAAAATACTGTTTATATTCGGAAAAGTCAAAGATTTAGATGTTCCTAATAAAGTGATATTATCTATTAGTGCTTGTTTCTTATTGGTAGATGTAATTCCTGGTAGTAATATAGTCACTAGATCTGATCTATAGTCAGTTCCCCCATTTACTAGATTGATACCTACTATTTTATCATATGTGTTGTTGTAAGCTATAGTCTTAAACTCAATAGACGCACCAGTTCCACCAACACCACCAGTTGCAGTTATTGTTTTTTCCGACGACAATAACTTAAGATAAGTATCAGCACTGACCCCGTCTATTACTTCTTGTTGTTTTATTCCTAAAATATTGATGTTTGCACTCAATATACATCCAGCAGACAATCCAGAAGATTTTGCTGATTGATATGTTTTTGCTTCAAAATTTAACTTTGGGTTTATTTTACCAGATGCAATAAACAATTCTAGACTTTCTGCCGCGCTTGATATCAGTATAGAAGAAGCCACGACTTCGGACGGAGGGTAGAAGACAGTTGTCAATAAATCTGTTTTTGTTGTTTCTTCAGCAATATCAACACAATCTATACATGCATTCACAGTACTATAAATTAGATTGGCTCCTGTTTTTCCTTCATCTGTTAGATATATTGCACAGGTACCAGTAGTTCCTGTTACTCCGCACTCTATATTATCTGTCTCTCTGTTGATTACTAGGTTTTTTAATCCATAAAAACTAGGAACTGGTATGGTTTTATTGGTCGAACTTGCACTTACTGTTGAATTGATTGTATAAAGAAATAACCAAGTATATCCATCAGCGTATTTTAGTTTTCCACTAAGATGTGTAGGAGAATAGGTTGAAGTATTTACGATATTTGCTATATTATTAGTATTGTTAGAGATGCAAAGATATACATTGTCATTATTTGCGACATAATTCCCAGTATTTCCTATTCCTGCATACGGACTGAATAAACTCCCCCGAGACCAATCTCGTCTTGGTATTGAGAGATTGATACTATTATTTGGTATGGAGGTCAATACAAGGTTACTGGACGACAATACCTCATCATATGAAAGATGGGCAGAAGTCAATCCATTATTACCTGTTATTAGAAAATATTTGTCCATATGTTAGGGGCACTCGTCTGGTATATTTGAATTGGGATTTATATTTGTATTTATACGACATAATTGAAACATTCTATCAAGAGGAATATCTAACAACCTTGTAAACTCAGACATGGAATTGGGCCAATTAGGAAATAAATACGATGGTTTATTTGTTGTCAATGAACATCCATAAATATAGGTTAAACCATAAAAGGTTGTGCCGCTTATCGAAAGAGCAAAATCTTCATCAATATAGTTTGTATTTAGTACATAAGGGAAATATCGTATTAATTTTGGTATTGAACATACAAGAGTATCTTCAATTAGTGTTATTCCTGGCGGATCGTATGAGTCTAGGTCAAATTCAAAAATAGGATTCAGTCCAGATGGATGCACTGTTCTTGTATATAACCCCTTATAGTCGTCAGCAGAAATTCCACTATTGACAATATAAGAATAATCTGTAAATACGTTACCATCTTGGAATCGGTTGTGGTTAAGATAAGACCCTATTATTTCATTTTCTATATTTTCAGCATCTGGAGACTGAGCAAATGTGCCTCCGCTGAACTTGAAATTGGAATTATAAAAAGCACCACCATTTAATCGCAGTAGTTGTTTTTTAGTATTTTTAATTACAGGACTGGGAGCATCCAGTATTTTATCAAAAAAGAGTTTCAGTGATTCTACTGATCCTTTTTTGGTATAAAATTTGGGTTTTATACTTTTTACGAATCTAGCAATAGTAGCATTTTCTACTACATCACCTTGTTTATTTTTCAATACATCATCAGAATCATATTCTGTGAAATATGAATAGAATATTCTCTTGTAGTATTTATCTTTTGTTTTTTCTAGATCAATTACTTGGAGTACTTTATCCTCTAGTAAATAATCAGAACCTCCACATGACTGATCACAATATAACCAGTTATAATATTTTTGAGTAAAGTCAAAAATCGTGGTTTCGTTTTCTGTATTTTCTAAAATCATCCACTGTGGTATCTGGTCTGTTATGTCCACATAAGGATGGCAGCAATCGTAATTGTCAACTGTTTTATTGATTGATATCTTACCAGATTCAAAAAATTGATCAAATAACTCCTGGTTTGGATTGGTTACTGAATTACCTTGCAGAGAATTATTTAATGGAATAGGTGGCATATTAACTTAGTTTTCTTATAATAGTTTAAGTGTAAAACGCGCAGGTATTGTTAGTAAGTTTACAATATTTTTGTTCTCTGAGGTTATGTTTATTTTTAATTCATTTCCTGTGTATATTTTATTAAAAACAATATGACCTGTGTTTAAATTGATTTGCCCAGCTTCAGATATAACCTCATTGTTATCGTTCTTTATGAGAAGTAATTCTTGAGGTGTTGTATCTTCATTATTTGGTAAATTAATGTGATATGATTCAGCAGTGTCTTCAGTGTCTAAAACATAGTTAAAATTTTCGGATATATCAAGATTTGTGCTAACTACGTCAATTCTATTTCCAAGATTAATCTCGGTGACTGGAGAATTTTTCAAAGTAGTAGAAAATTTCATAGTATTGAATGTGATGTTCCCACCTAGAAGATTTTGAACTTTAGTCTGAAAGTTACCAAAGTTGAATTCTAAACCAAATGAATATGTAGAATAATCTACAAAATCTTCATTAAACATATTTCGAATAGCTGTTTTAGTTGTTTCTGTTGTTTCTGAAGAAGACGCACAAGTCAGTTGTATATCAAAAACAGCAGGAACAATGTATTCTGGTATAACCGTTAACATATTCTTCTCTCGCAAGAAACTTATTATTTCATTTGAGTTACCAAGTCCAGTTAAGAAAGAGACAAATACTCTACCATATTTTGGTGGAGACAATTGATCCCCGCCATAAATAGAAATTTGGTTTACATTGGTTATGTAGTTATTTTTAACTAATAGAGCAGGATAATCGGTCACTGTTACTGCTCTTTCTTGTGCAGAGAATATTTTTGGAGCTGCAAATCTAACTAAATTTAAATCTGGTCCATCGTTTCCACCAGATGCATTTTTTTCTGTAGTTACTATTGCATCTTGTAGTGAAAAATTAGTAACTCCATTCGATAAGATACCACTAGAAATTAAATATGTTATCCTGACAAAATCTGTAGATGTTATAGATTTTCCTAAATTATTCTCTTTGCCAAATTCAATCGTAAATATATTTCCCATTCTTTCTATATAATAGATTTTATCCTCATTGTTCGGAAAATTATTCACTAGATTCCAGGTTTCGTATCCAATAATATTATCCATCTTAACTTCTACTTTTATTGTTGAAATATCTACTTCTTGTTCATTTAATATGAATCTCTGTTTTTCTAAATTTATTTGATGAGTTATGTCGTTATTTCGTATCAAACGAGATCCCTCTGTTATTGTTATATTAGTTGCTTCATTCTCCGTTAAATTAATATCATATAAATTATAAAAAGTATATACTATTCCGTCTTCAGAATATGCAGCAAATTCAGAATATTTATCTATTGTAGTTACATTTTGAATTATACCAACAATTGCAGTAGATGACTTTTTTCCAGGAATTGTATATCCTAATGGTTTTACTAAGGACACCAGAGATTCTAGTCTTGTAGAGCTATCCAAGAATACTTCGTTTGATATCATATTAGAATAAAATGCATAATAATATGTATTGTATGCTAGGAGATCTATCAGTGTTTGTATTACTGTTCCTTCAAAGTTATATCCTATAAACAATGTTTGATTTTTTAAAAAAGAAGTCAATGATTCTTTAATATCGATATAATTTAGTTTTGTTAAATCTGGTGGTAGTGGTGTTGTCATAGGAAGTCCGGAATAACAATAGATAGAAGTTGTTCATCCTCTGTAGAAATATTAGTGTAGGTTATATTTACTGATACTTTATTTGGGGTTTTAATGTCGAGTGATATTGATACATCAACATTAGTTATACGTTGTTCATAGTCACTCAACACTGATTTTATAGAATTTTCTATCTCTGTATGCATATCATCTGTAGCTAGTTCGAACAAAGAGTCACTGAGAATAGTTCCAACCTTTGGTTGAAAACGACGTTCTCCTTGTATTGTTAAAATTAAATTTTTTATTGAATGTTTTATAGCTGCATTTCCTTTTATTAAATTTATATCATTAGTAAATATATTTTTTTTAAATATAAATGGAATATCAATATCTTTTATTTTAGGTATTACCATTAATCTTCTCCTTCTATAGCATAAATTGGATTCCATCCAATTTTATCGTTTTTAAACTTAATATTGCCCGTATCTCTCATTAGTGTTAATCTTGTTTTTTGTTCTTTTTGTTCAAATATATATTCAATTTCTGTTAATAACCATTTTCCAGAAATTCTTCTATCCTTCGTTGATAAAGTTCTAGTTGTATTATTTACATTAATAACATCTCCCAATTTAATATCTTTTGATAATTGTGCTACATCAACTTGAATAATATTATTATGTAATTGTCCGATTTGAGCTTTTCTGTATAAAGGAACATAATGTGGAGTATCCCAAAAAGTAGCATGAGTTCGTGTATATGCCAAGTAATCCCCAAACGACACACCTTGATGTGGACAGTTACAACTACATGGATTATTTGGTTCATTCCATAAACATCCAAGATAGTTTTTTCCTAAATGTGTTTCTATCAAATTACATTCATTTATTTCTTTATATAATTCAAATAATTGCATATATGATGGTTCGGATTCGGTTGGCATTCCACTTGCTGTATTACCAGATAGTTTTGGACAATTTTTATAAATATCTATTCCCTGTTCATTGGGGTTTGAATGTATTCTTAATGGTTTTTGTCCAGTAAATCCATAGGAACACCAATCTAGATTTAATGTTTCGCACGAAGGAATAGTAGTTCTAGAAAAAACTATAAATTGAGCAGACCAGTTTGAATCAAATAAATCATAATTTGGTTCATTTATTGGTGGTTCTACTAATCCATAATCAGATTCTCCACTTATGTCGTATTTCCACACATCTTCGACTTTAAGTCCAGGCCTATATAATAATCCATCGCCCATTAGCCATGACATAGTAGTTTCTGTGAAAAATTTAGATAATGAAGATGCATACTCTTCTCTGTATACATTAATGTATTTTTGTTTATCTGTTTGTAATACTACTTCTAGTGTCATACCATCGCTTCGAGAATTGATAACGACTGACTCTAGTGGGGGTATACCCTGTGGCGCCTTTTCTGTAAGAGTTAATCCAGGAAGCCACGGCCCAACCTTGCAATTACTTGGTTTATTTGGAGGATTTGGATCGCCATATCTAGCCATATGTTATTTATACTTTATTTTACTATGTTTTTAAATATTATTGAATATATTAACATGGTTCCCATCCATGAGGACAATATTGTCCATCCCACAAAAAACAAGTATCTTGATCGGGTAAGCGACATCTAATTGAACAACTTGATATTTCACCAGGTCCACAATGTGTTCTATTTCCTTTGTATATACCACCTTCAATTAAACATGTTTCATTTGTTGTAAATTTACAACCATATGGTAAACAACAAGCCCCATGAATTATGGATATTGATTTGGTCGTGGATGTAGCTGCTAACATTGGTTTTATCATTGGTAATATATCGTCTAATTGTGATATAAGTTTTTTATTTAAAACTTTACCAGCAAAACCAACAACAGTATTTAATACATCTTCTGTGATATTATATGTTTTGATATTGTCAATTACTTTGTTTTTTCTATCTACATCTGTGTTTGTGATAAAAGACATCAAATCTATATACACCATATCTACTACAGATGGTATATATAAAATGAGATTAGGTCCAATAACTTTTTCTATTAATCGATCTATAAACCCATCTACCATTCGAATCTTTTTATTTTTAAACAACGATTTGACCTGCATATTCATCCATTGAACAGCTTTAGAGTTAAAAGAAGAAGGATCTTGCGGTCTAAGAGATCGATTATCTGCTATAGTAAAAATAGCGGATTGTAATGATTTTTGAAAATAATCACCACTCAACATTGTTAATTTGCCATTTCTATCTAGTATTAATTCTGAGAGTATATCTATATCTCTATATAATTCAGTATTAGATACATATCCATGAAAAAATCTTGCTACACTGCCTACTACAACTAATCGTGTTATTTTTGTATTTGGCATAGCTATAATAATCCTAATTGTTGATCTGACTCATTTATTAATCCTAATTGATGATCTAACTCATTTAATAAATCAATTATTTCTTGAGTTGACGCCATAGGTGGTGTTGATGTATGTGAGTAA